ATAGTTATCTGAAATTTAAATATATCGAAAGATGTACTTCTGGTATAAAGATAATCATTTCTAAATACTAATACATCTATTCCTAATATTCTAATATACTTAGTATAAACTTTAAAATTATCATAAGATTTATTTTTCGCTTCTTCCCAGTCATTTTCTAATTCTTTCATTTTTATCTCTATTTTACTAGTTCTTTTTTCAATAACATCTTCAAATGATTCTAGTTCTTTTTGGTCTTCTTTCTTTTCTTTTCTCTTTAACAAATACTTTTTCAATTTATTCATACATTTTTAATAATTATCGTATCCATTATCTATAATTTTTGGCTTTGATAAACTTCTAATATCTTTTTGTATTCTTGTAAAGGGTTTTTCTCGTAATTGAGGAGTTTTTGGTCTGGTCATTATCAGATACCTAATCGAATCTACACTATGATCCGCCTTCTTCACTGGCTCTTCTGATTTATTTCTTGTTCTTCTTTGTAATTCAGTAAACTCTTTATAACGATAACTTTTTATTTCTCTACATAAATTAGGACATTTATCAGCAAATATGTAAAGATGTGATTGATTATTTTCTATTTGGAAATATTCTCTTATTCTAGTTATACCTGCACTTATATCGTTTTGACCAGGTTCAAAGTCCCAACCATTATCCCAAAATTCTTCTATAATTGAATATTCTATTTCTTCTCCACTAGTTAATTTCTTTGTTCTATTTTTATGTGTTGTAGAAGGGTCAATTACTCTTGTAGAAAATATTTGCATTGATAAACTTCTTTTATCCTGTATAGACATTTTTTTCATCTCTGTTTCTGTTTTACCCATATGTGAAGCAAACTTCTCAAACATTTCTCTAGAACTTTTTGATGGAATATTTGGTTTATAATATTCATCAATAATATATAATTTTTTATCTCTAGTCCAAGCGGCAACTAATCCTGCAGTAGGATTTCTTTGTCCAAAATCTACTGATATTAATAATTCATAAGGTTCTGGTATGTTAAATGATTTTATAAAATGATGTGCTTCATTGAAGTCACAATATTCAGAACCATATATTAATTCACCAGATTTAGTTGTAGAATCAATTTCATATTCTTTCAACCATTTAGCTTTGGGCATTCCTTTTCTTTCTCGTTTATACCATTCTGCACCGTTTCTATCAGGATCTTTATCTGGGTCAGCAGTATAATGTGTCATAACAACTGTAAAACCGTTATGCTCATTTTCCCACACCTTCATTCCTTTTATTTTTTCAGGACGTTTTACATCTTTAAATTGCATATTTTATTTAATATCTTTTAAAAAATTTAATAATTCTATAAAATTATTTTTAGTATAATCTTTTTTTTTAAAATTTCTTATTAATTTTATTCTTTCCTTAATCTTTTCTATTAAATCTATTAAAATTAAATCTAATCTTTTTTTATTTTTTATACTTGGTTTTAAAGAAACAATGTTTTCAAAAAATAATTTTCTATTTTCATCAGTAAATTTGACTCCTTTTATTTTCTTTATCAAATATGGATTTGTTACTCCCTTTAGTAATAATGATGGACAATCAATTCCTTTTTTAAATGAATGTCTCCACATTTTTACTGTTATATCCATTTTTCTCTTACAAGTAAAAAGATTTTCTTTACAATATAGAGATGGTTTTTCGCCTTTTCCATGAACAGTAATATTTATAAAATCTTCTATTTCTTTAATAGTTGGATTTATATTATAATTTTTTTTATAAAAATCTATTTCTTGTCTTTGCTTCTTTGTTATTTTCATTTATTTAATAAATTTTTTATTATATATCAATCAAGTCATAAACCATATCATCAAAGAAGGTCGAATCTTCTGCTGTACTTACTCCAGTAAATCTACCAATAGATGATAATGTTGGTTTAGCAGCTGTATAAGCATCACTAGATTCTGGCTGAAAAGCCATCTCATCTTCAAATATTCCACTAGCAGCATAACCTCTAATAATATCTCCACCTTCAGGTATTCCACGTATTTCAGAATAAATTTGAGGAAGTACAAACTTTCCTTGTGTATGTTGTCCTCCATGTTGAGGATTACATATCAAATCATGAAAACTTCCATTTTCATAATATCTTTTTAGAAACTTAGGTTCATGGTCATATATAAACTTAGCCCTTTTAACTAAATCATCAGCATCATCAGCTTTTTTTGATTGAAAAAAGCTTAATCTACCGACATGAAACTGTGTATCCCATAGATATAAAGCTGTGAATATCCATGACATCATTAACTGTCTTGTCTTGGGAATTAATAATAAAGGTTTTGTCAACCATAAATCTACTAAAATTTTAATGTACTCTTTTTCAGGGAATGTTTTAATTGGATTTTCTGGGTCATGAGAATCTAACGTATATGCCCAAGTTGTCATCCAATAATATGGATTGTCATAACATAGTCCCCATTCTATATCTCTTAATTTTTGACTTTCTTTCAATTTTTGTAAATATTCAATTTTCATTATTTAAACTTTATGTTCTTGTCTTAATTCTGATAATATAAGACCTAATTCTTGACTATATACAAATTCATAAATCTTATCTTCTTTATCATATTCAAATCCTAACTTACGAAGTAATTTTGCTTCTTCAGGATTTATTGTTTGATATACTGCTTCATTTTTCTTTTTCATTTTATTACATTTTTCATATAAAAATATAAAAACAGGGCTTAGCTATCTTTATAAATATTTATTAATCATATAGTTTATCATATTTGTTCCGCTAGAAGATGCTGTAAATCCTGGAGTAATTGAACTAGCAAAATTAGTTGTTCCTATACAATCAGGAAGATTCAAATTATAAGTTCCATGATAATAATTTGGTTCTCTTTTAACAATTTCTTTATAAATCGGTTGATTTATAATAACTATCTCTACTGGTGAAACATTTCTAGCTATTTTAGACTTATCTTGTCTTTCTTTAATAGCTACAATATTTCCATTTTTGAGGTCTTCTAAATCTTCCTTTAGAATTCTCAATTCTTCTTCTACTAACGCTTTTTGTTTTTTTTTAAGTTCAGTCGCTTCAAGAACTCTTTGAATTTGTCTTTTAAGCACCTTTATTTCTTTTTGATTTAATTCTTCTTCTACTTCCTCAAAAGCTTTTTTTACCATATCCTTATTTGTCATATTAGTTTTTCCTTTCTTCTACTACCTATGAGTAGATGGATAACTATTAAGCCCTGTATTTATTATTTTTTCTCTTCTCTTTCTTCTCTAATTTCGTTTAAATCTTTCATTCTTCCGTGTTCTTCAGTAACATGATAATTGCTATAATCAATAACACCATCAACAAAAACAATTCCTAAATAATCTTCCATAGACCTTATTCTTTGTAACAATTTTTTTGAAAACATACTCTTTTTTTTATTTATAAAATTTTATAAATTTATTATATTTGGTGGAGATGATAGGTATTTCACCTATGTCTTGTCAAATTAAGACATCCCCTTAAATAATTTATAACCATTCACTTTATATTAAAAACAATAGGCATTGCTAACAGGTATGTTTGTTATTCCACATCTATTTTGGACGCCAAGTAGAAAATAAATGTATGTAATACCTATTATTTTTAATATAAACTTATAATATAAACTTATACTCCAGAGGCAAAGATGGTTGTCCTAAAAGCCTATAACCTCTAAAGTCTTCTTAATAATTATTATCCTGTTTTATCTCAGTAATTATCTATATCTTCTGTACTAGCAACCTGCTGTGAGGACTAGCCTGGTATTAAGTCATTAAGTCATTAAGTCATACCGTTTTTATAGTTATTACTACACAAGATATATTAAGCGTAATGTAGTAATCAACTCTTATACTCCGTCGGCAAAGCCTGGCGTGTCCTATAAGTCCATATCATTTAACTCGGCATCCAGGGAGTGGCTGATATGGTCAGCCTGACCAATCTCCCCAGTATTTAGTTTTAATTTAACTTATCATAAAGACTTTAAGACTTTAAGACTTTAAGACTTTAAGACTTTAATTATAATTCTTTTATTAATTCTTTTTTTAAAGCTATTCTTTCTTTAGGAGTAAGTTTTTTAGGGTCTATAGACTTTTCATCTCCTAAGCTAGTAACTTCTATTTTTTCTGGTGCTAAATCTCCTGTTGTCTTCAAAAATGTAATAATAGCTGAATTAGCAGCAGTTGTATCTTCCACTTCTCCAATTTCATCACCTTTGAAATAAACCTTCTTTTTAGACACCATAAGCTCTTTTAAGCGTTTTAAAACGAATTTCTTATCCATCCCCAGTCCATGACCTATAATTTTATATGAACCTTCAATCGAAGAGATGTAGTCTTGAATTAAAAAACTAGAAAGCAACCGATGAGCATTTACCTTAGCTACATCAGCTTTTACTTTATAAACCATTTGATAGGCTCCCGATCCTTTAAATCCATTTCTTACGTATTCTTCAGCGAAAGCTATATGTTTTTCGTTAAGTTTTTTCATTTGAATTAGTTATTTTTATAAATCAGTGCCTTAACTTTAACATATAAAGGGGGCCTAGTCAATACATTCCCCCACCATCCTTTATTAGAGGGCATAACTAGCATAACAATGGTATATTTAGGCCATTTATCCTCTACATAGAGCCATCCTCAGCGTATTATATATTATAACACGAAATACCCTGGAAATACCTCGGGGATTTGGACTTTGGAAAAAATAAATCGCCATAATAGTGGGTGTCTAGGGGTTGACAAAATTAGGATTTGGAATAAATCCATATATTTGGAAAAAAATTAGAAAATTTTGTATTTTATTT